TGATTATATCATATAACATTGGTCAAAGTAGGTCAAATGAAAGGCTTTTAAAAGAGCTTCTTTTAATTAAAAACTTGTCAAACTACGGTGCTTCCGCTATAATTACTATTCGTACGGGAAATTTATTTGCCCTCGTGGTGCAACGGATAGCACGTGAGATTCCGGTTCTTAAAATGGGGGTTCGATTCCCTCCGAGGGCGTTAGAAACATTTTTAAAAAACATCTTATAAACGGTCGTAAATCAAGCTCTGACAAGCGTATAGACCATTTATAAGATGTTTTTTTATACCTTATAATATCTTATTTTACCGTTATTTTTTGTGGCATTTTGTGGCATTTTTTGTGGCAAAAATACTTATTTATAATTAAAAAATTGATCTATTTTAACTTGATTATTAGAACGTATGCTATCGCTTAAGTGACTATAGTATTTTAATGTTGTGTTGATGTCTTCATGCCCCAAACGGTCCGCTACGTAAATAATATCCATTCCAGCTTCTACACATAAGCCGTATGCGTGTGTCTTAGCTTGTGGAGTGTGACATTTTCGCTTTTTTATTTTGTGGCAAATTTTCTTAAGTGCTTTATTACAAGATGCGTTATCAATTGGTTTGTTGTGATACGTGTAAAATAGCAACATAAGCTTGTTTGCAAGTTTATGTTCTTTTAAATAATTATCATGCCACTGAATATAACCTTTCAAATAATCAGTTGTAAATTTATCTAAGTAAATTGTACGCGTACTTTTATTTTTAGTTTCAATAAAGGTGTGCGTGTGCTTATAATCCCATGCCTTATTTACTGTAAGAATATGTTTATTAAAGTCAATATCCTTTTTAGTAATTGCCACAATTTCTTCGAAACGCATTCCGGTTTGAATGGACATAAAAATAACACCACGGGAGATAGAATGAAACTGTTGTAATTCTTCAATAAGCAATTTCACTTTATCCGTTTGCATGAATTGAGCTTTTGTTTTTAGATACGTCTTCACCGCTCATCTGCGCACCTTTAGCAGGATTTTTCTTCATATAGGATAATTCGACGGCTTTATTAAACATCGCTCTTATTTTGCGGTGTCTAGTGCTTACCGTTGCACGTGCATAGCCGTCAGCACCTAGCTTATTTATAAAGTTTTGATACTTGATGGTATCAATCGAATCAAGATAAACATCACCAAAATATCTAAAAAGTTGATCATAAGCTAAGTTGTATAAATCAATGGTGGTTTGACTATATTTTCCCTTCTTAAAAGTAGCCATGAACAGTTCATAGAATTCTTTTAGTTTCCAGCGTTTCAAACTAAAATCGCCACTCTGAGATTGTTTCATAATTTTAGATGCACGATACATTAGATTATTTTTATCTGGATCTGTTAAGCTGCTTTTCTTTCCATTCATTCCCCACCTTAATTCGTAATCGAGTAGTGTATTTTCCGTTTTTCAATTGAGTTATTTTCAAATCATCACCTCCTTTTAAGAATGTATGTTCGATTTCCGGTGCACAGTAAGCCAATATGATTTAGCTTACTGCGGATTTTACTATTTAATACATAATTTTTTTGCTATTCACTTTTTGTTTCGTCGACTGGAGATATTTCTGATAATATTTTGCTGTTTTTTATTTGGCTGATAAAGTTCATTTCTGCAACATTTATATAATGTTGAATCAAAGCATTAAAAATAAAGTAATTAAGAGCTGAAAGAGCAAGTCCACCAATCATTAGTGAGATTGTAAAAATTAGAGCTAAAGGATCATTCTTACTTGATTCATCAGAATAGCTGTCGCTATACAAATCAATGTCTTCATCACTACTCTGTTGTTCGATAGAAGTACTTGTTTTACTCATTGCACTTCCAATAGTAAGTGGTATGATGACTGATCCTAATGCAAGTAAAACACAAAAAACAATATTAATGATTTTAAGTTTTCTCACAATCTTCGAGTTTTTTTCGCTTAACAATGTTGCTTCATTCATTTTCTTCATCTTCTCCCTTTATGCGTTTTATTTATATAATCGCTGATGCGTTTATACCTTATTTTGTTAGTACCATACTTCTTTTGTGCGGTTTAAATTAGCTTCAAAAACAGCGGTAGAATATTGAAGTAATCTTTTTTTAGCTATAGTTCGATCTACCGGAAACAATTTCATGAGATAAAAAATATTTTCTTCACAAGGAAATGGAGGAAAATTAATCCTGTTTAATATAAACGTAGGGACTAAAAAATGTTCAGCAAAATGATTCGCTTGTATCTCTTGATATTCCACAAACGTTGCAGGTAAATGCTTTTGATTGCCACAATGTTTAATAATGTGTCCCAACTCGTGTCCAAAATCCCCCCACTGCTCACGAAAATTTAGTCGTTTATCAATACAAATATATGGCTTATTGTTGATTGTACCTGCTTCACTGCCGTAATCCCAAAGTTTGAATTTAATGTTTAACTTGCTGCAAATTTCTTGCATGTCGAGGTCTCGTGGTGTCTGGATCTCCAATTCTTCGTATAATCCTTTCACTTTTTCCTCTAGCAAAGTTAATTTCATTAATTTGCCTCCTTCTTATATTCAGAACATTTGTTCTTATTATAAGAAGGTTCAACTAAAAAATCAACTAATATTTTACGAATTTTCATCTTTCTTAAAAAGCTTCCATATCTCATAAAGACGTTCCATTTCCTCTTCATTATCAGGCATGTTGCGGTACCATCGCTCCATATCAGGGTTTTTAGCAAACACTTCGAATTCTTCTTCTTCAGAAAGAGGACCTTTTACATCCGTTCTCCCCAACAGGTAATCAGTAGATACATTGAAATAGTTAGCAACTTTAGCCAAATCAGTCCCTTTTGGTTCCTGGTGTTTCCATCTGTAAATAGTATTTTCGCCAAATCCTAATTTTAAGGCTAGGTCTTTTATACTGATTTTTTGTGTTTTTGCCAGTCCTTGTATGCGTTCGAATGTAGTCATATCAATGTATCTCCTTGTATAAATAAAATTATATTACCCGAAAAGGTTAATTTTTATTTGACTAAAAAACCCGTTTGGGTTAATATTATCTTGTAAGTTAATTTGATAGAAAAAAAGCATTAAAAAAACAAATCTGTAAAATACCGTCGCCAAACGTAATAAACAGGAATGTTTTATGCTTATTTAACTATGTATATATAGTACCCGAACGGGTTGAATTTGTCAATTCTTTTTCTATCATCTTAGCTTACAGTATAAATTATTGTGGGTGATGAGAGAAAAAAGAAGGGGGTGAAAGGATAATGAAAAAAAAATGAGTTGGAGCAGAAAATCGAAAACCTCGCAGAAGAAATAAAATCAATACAAAAACTATTGTTGAGTATTGAAAATATGATCTCGGACAAAGTTGATTTTAAAGAACGATTAGAAAGTTATATGTTCGACCTGTTTTATGCTCGAACAGACAGATACCCTGATCAGATTTATCTTACTGGAAAGACTAGTCATGGTAGAGAGCTTCATCTACGACTATATTAAAGTCAAATCTTTTTCTAGATGTAATTATTTGAAGTTGATTTTTGCCCACGGTAACTTGACTCTTATCTCGGAATTTGAAATATAAATAACCTCTAATTGAACTATATGGTTCCAATTTGATCAATGGAGTAAGGAAATACTGACCAATTGGAAAACCTTGAATGTCGTTTTCAGTAAATTTTCTGTCGTCTATTAACTCATGTTCTGGTAGCTTATTTTTAATTTTTCCAGTAAAACTATAGCAATTACCTGGGTTGGAGTAGCTATTAAAAATTAATTCATCATTTAATTTAAATTCGATGATGCTAATTGGCAAAGAACTGTTATTTGTTAACACTACTTCACAAATGAGACGATAAGGGATGTTGTGGTGAGGATCAGGATCCTTGTTCGAATGCCGATCTGGCTCAATAATAATTGATGTTTTTGTTATATCTTGCTGCTGTTGCAAAATGAGATTAGCACGTTGTTTTAAAAAAATTTGTTAGAGCCAAGACGAAAGATACTATTGAAATCAAGAAAGCAACAATAGGAATTATGTTGTTTTGCAAAAAGGTCATAATTTAATCACCTCCAATCACTGAAAATTATACAGTAGTTTGGAGAAATTGAAAATTATAAGGAGACTTACAAATGAATACAAATGAGAAAAAAGAATTTCTCGATAAAATCGGAGCAAAAGAAATCAATGATTTTCCTTACGAAATCGCTAATCAAGAAACCATCAATGGATTAACAGGAAGTGGTATGGATTACTTCTTTCTTATAGAAAGTCCTAATCAGTTCGCATTTTTCTCGGATTCATATTTAGATTCAATTGATAAAGAGGCGTGTGAAAAAGCCTTTACAAAAACACAAGCAAGTATTTATCAACTAAATGATGACACGAGTTTTGAAGAAGCTTCGAAAAAGTCAAAGGCTTTAAATGTCACAGTAGGAGAATAAATTTATCTATAAAAAGCAACAAATCATTTTTAAGAAGGGAATGAAAAAATTGAGCGGTATTGAAAATGGGCGTAATCTCATCAAAGAATTTATGAAGGAAAAAGATATATCTGTTAATGATTTAGCTTCTGCATACGGAAAGACGCGTGTGTGGGTTCAACAAAGCTTAGACGGCTACAACAAAGGTCGAGCAGTTAACCTTTTTATTCTAGAAGTTATACGAGATTATAAAATCAGAAAAGAAATGACAAGTTCCAAGTAAAGGACGGGTTCGATGGATGCAAAGTTAAATGACTTTTCAAATGAATATTTTGAAATTATCAATCAAGTAACTACTTATTATTTAGAAAAATACGAGAGTATCGAAGAAACACGAAAATATTTTGTAGAACAATTACATGTCATTTCTGATAAGACAACAATCGAATTAATACGAAATTGTATTCATTTTTTAGATAGGAGTGAAAGGTGAACATGATGGAAATTCAAGACTTCGCAGTGAATGCGATTAAAGGTAGTTCTGATATAAAAATAAATGATTTCAAGGGTGAAACTATAGCTGTTGGTTGGCAAGTAAATAATGAAATAGAGTTGCTTTACTTCTATCATGAAAAAGTAATTATTTTGAAAAACGGAGATTTAGAAGTTGAACTTACTCCTGAAATTTTAGAAGCGTTTGATGAATTATTTAAATGTATGAATGAAGTAGAAATGCGTTAGAGGGTGAGAATATGGCGCGACCTATTAAAAATAAAAAAACAAAACGAAAGATTCACAACTTTATGGATTATGGACATTAGAAGAGTTTGCTCGTGCAAGTGTTCATACGTATGGCTGGTGGGTGGATAACATTCATGAATACCTGAACTTGCTGAATTCAGCAATTGGGGAAAGAAAAACCGAAAAGAAAAATGGGCGTTTGATGCCGCAAAAGCAAACGAGTGGTTACTTAAAAAGTTTGTTTATAAGGAAGTGTAAAAAAGAATGATTGATGATCTAAAGAATGTTAAATTTCAACTTGCCATTTTATTAGTTCGTATCGAAAAACATAGCCCAATTTTTGCAGAAAGTATTAAAGAAAAAATCAAAAAACAAACAGATTTGGAAATGCTTTTAAATGATGTAAAAAGCTATCAGCTTGATTATGAGCGTAAACATCTTAATCATGTGAAACGTGTTGAAAGTGGTTTTAATAATCTGAAAGAATTTTAAAGGAGGTGAGAAAAGATGGAAGTTGAAGTTATCGCCACGTTATTTTTTCCATCACTTTTACTTGTGATCATTGGATTCTGGTTGGGATCGTGGTTCATTCATTTCAGAGCTAAACGATTACAAAAAAAAGACCCGACTTGCTGAGAACAAGTCGAGCGCAAAAACAAATTATTATAACCGTATTGTATCAGAAGGGCAGAAAATTAACAAGTCACTAGATAAGCAAAGGAGATATCATAATGGCTAAGCAAAAAGGAAAAATCATTTTTGAAAAAAAGAAAAGTTCGTTAGAGCCGTTCCAAAAATTACCAGGCGTTCGAGTAGATTTCAAAAGTCATATGCGTATTTATGAAATCGCACGATTAACAGGTGTCACGATGTCTGAAGTTATTCGCAAATTAATTGTAGAAGGGCTTGAAATTGCTGAAATCATTGAGGAGGACGAAAAGTGAAAGTAAGGGTGACTGATAACACGGGTGTTGAAGAGTTTGCAAGCGTTGGTGAAGTTTTTAAATTGGTAGGGAGTCGATCTGATGGCGTTGTTATATTATCTAGCGAAATAGGAGATTTTAATATTCCTTTAGATCAAATTCAAGAAGTAGATATAACAGAGGCTTATAAAATCTTAAATTTTAAAAAAGAACAAGAAGAACTTTTGACGAAAGGAAAATTATTAGGCAAGCGAATTGTAAAAGAACAAGGACTTGATGAATTGACAAATGAAGAATTTATGATTGTGCAACCCTATTCAGACGATCAAGCACTTGTTTATCAACGCTATGAAAATCACAACGACGACATGGAAGAGTCAGTGCTTTTGGCAGGCACTTGTGTAGTTTTGGATAAAAAACAAGGCGTCTTGATTCCAGTCGAGGAAGGAGAATAAGAAATGTCAGCAATGAAAATTAATCAGCTTGAAATTGAAAATGTAAAACGTGTAAAAGCTGTTAAATTTGAGCCGGCAAAAAATGGTCTTACTATTTTGGGCGGTAAAAACAACCAAGGAAAAACGAGTGTACTTGATGCGATTGCGTGGGCATTAGGAGGGAACAAATACAAGCCCAGTCAATCCACACGTGAAGGTTCAGTCACGCCACCTTTTCTATCCGTTAAATTAAATAATGGTTTGATTGTGGAACGGAAAGGAAAAAATTCGGAGTTAAAAGTTCTTGATCCGAATGGCGAGAAAGGAGGTCAGCAGTTATTAAATAGTTTTGTTGAGGAGTTTGCCATTGACTTACCTAAATTCATGAATGCAACTAATAAAGAAAAAGCCCAAATTCTACTAAAAATTATCGGAGTAGGAGATCAACTTTTTCAATTAGAAGAACAAGAACATGACATGTATAATCAGCGTCATGCGATCGGGCAAATCATGGACCAAAAAGTTAAATTTGCAAAGGAACAACCCTACTATCCCGACGCACCTAAAGAAATCGTCTCTGCTTCAGATCTTATTTCCAAACAATCCGAAATTCTAGCGCGTAATGGGGAAAATCAAAAAAAGCGTAGTCAATTACAGCAGCTTCAGCAACAGTTTGAATTTGAAAATCAGCGAATTCAAGAACTCGAAATGCAATTAGATGAATTGAAAAACACTCATTCAAAAACAACTACCGATTTAGAAATCGCGAATAAAACAGTTCAAGAACTTCAAGATGAGAGCACAGAAGAGCTTGAAAAAAATATTGCGGAAATTGATGAAGTGAACCGCTTAGTTCGTGCAAATCTCGATAAGGACAAAGCGGAAGATGATGCTAAACAATATCAGCAACAATATAATGAGCTTACTTCCAAAATTAATAAAATCCGTGAAGAAAAAACAGAACTATTAAACCATGCAGAATTACCACTTGAGGGGTTATCAGTTGTTGATGGAGAGTTAACCTATAACGAACAGAAATGGGATAACATGAGTGGTTCAGATCAACTAAAAGTATCGACTGCTATTGTTCGTAAATTAAAACCAGATTGCGGATTTATATTATTAGACAAGTTAGAGCAAATGGACGCCGATGTACTTGAGGAATTCGGGAAGTGGCTAGAAGAACAAGACTTACAAGCCATCGCTACACGTGTAAGTGTTGGGGAGGAGTGCTCTATTATTATCGAAGACGGCTATATTAAGGAAAACGACTATACAACTCAACCACCAAATCCCACAAATTGGAAGGAAGGAGAATTTTAATGCAGATTACGCGCGGCAAAATCGCGAAAGCGCAAAAAGTAGTATTTTATGGACCAGAAGGAATTGGAAAATCAACATTTGCTGCACAGTTTCCTGATCCAGTTTTTATTGATACGGAAGGTAGCACTTCGAATATGGATGTTGCACGGTTAGATAAGCCCACGAGTTGGACGATGTTGTTACAACAAATTCAATTCGTTAAAGCAAACAAGCCTTGCAAGACACTAGTAATCGATACGATTGACTGGGCAGAGCGCATGGCCATTGAGCACATTTGTGCTTCAAATCAAAAAAAGTCCATTGAAGACTTTGGATATGGCCAAGGCTATATCAAATTAGAAGAAGAGCTAGGACGCTTTCTAAATCTCTTATCTGATTTAATTGATGTCTGCATCAATGTAGTGTTAACTGCTCATGCTCAAATCCGTAAATTTGAACAGCCGGATGAAATGGGTGCCTATGATCGTTACGAACTAAAGCTAGGTAAAAAAACATCAGCACGCACTTCATCGCTTGTAAAAGAATGGGCTGACATGGTTCTTTTTGCAAACTATAAAACCTTGTCTGTTTCAGCGGACGATCGAGGAACGAAATTTAAGGGGCAAGGTGGAAAACGTGTGATTTATACCACGCATCACCCCGCGTGGGATGCCAAAAACCGGTTTGGATTGCCTGAGCAAATTGACTTAGATTTTAATCAAATTGCTTTTATTTTTCAGCAAACGAACACTGAACCTGTTCAAACAAAAGAGGAGGTGGCACCACCAATTGAAGAAACAACGCCACCACCTGAACCTGTTCAAGCATCTACCCCAACAACAGAAAATGTAATTGAAGATTTATCTGATGTACCCAAGCCACTAGCTAACCTTATGCAAACTAATGGAGTAACTAAAGAAGAAATTCAGGCAGTTGTAAGCAAGCGAGGTTACTATCCAGAAGCCACCCTTTTTTCAAATTATGATCCTGATTTTGTTAAGGGTGTTTTAATCGGGGCTTGGGACCAAGTGTTCGAACAAATTAAAGAAAGTAGAAAATAGGAGGAATAAAAAATGGTTGATGTAAATAATCAAAATCAAGAACATGAATTAGGTTGGGACGATACGATTGAACGAGAAAGTACATTCGTGTTGCTACCAGAAGGAGATTACGATTTTACGGTAACTAAGATGACACGTGGGCGATATGATCCAAAACCCAATTCGAAAATTCCCGCTTGCAATATGGCGAAGTTAGAATTAACGATTCATTCGCACGAGCATGGAGATCAAACGATTCTTCATAACCTATATTTACACACGCAAACAGAAGGCTTGCTGTCTGCATTCTTTGTGGGAATTGGACAAAAGAAAAAAGGAGAGCCTTTGAAAATGGATTGGAATAATGTTGTTGGAGCAACAGGGCGAGCAAAAATTAAGATCAATCAGTACATGAATCAGAGTGGCGAAGAAAGACAAAATAATCAAGTTGCACGATTCTATGAACCAGAAAATTATAATCAACCAACAGCCCAACAACCGCCACAACAAAGTCAACAACAATACCAACCTGGCATGTTTTAAAAAGGAGGAGACACGTAGTGAGTAAAATGAAAAAAAGTATTGATCTTCAAGTATCCGAATTAGCAAATGAAGCCGTACAAGAAAAATTGACAACGGAATTTGGGAAAGTATTTGATAATATTCATGATTTGAATACAAAAGCAACAGACAAGCGAACAGTTACTGTAAAGCTTGAATTTAAACCAGACGACACGCGTCAAGTAGTTAGTTTAACGACGAGCTTTACAACTAAACTTGCAGATACTGAGCCTGTTGGAACAACGGTCCTGACCGGAAAAGATATTTCAAAACGGAACAATCGAGGCAAAAGAATTGAAATCTAATACGCCAGGCCAAACTTATATGGATCTTGAAAATGGAGACGTGAAAACGGATGTTGGAGAACCAGTTGATATTATTGAAAGAGAAGAAGAAAGACAAAATCTATTAGACTTTAGAAAAAAGGCAGGTAAATAAAAATGGAAAAAGAGGCAGTAAAATATGTATTAGATCAGACTATTCAGCCAAATGACCGTATTGTGTACTGTGACGAAGGAACTTTTATCATTGATAATGACGGAAACGGCAAGCGCATATTACCGCGCGCAATCCGCGCAGAGCGTCCGTTAATTATGAACACATTAAGCAGCTTATGTCAATATGTTCAAGCGAATATTGAACGAACTGAAAGCCCACTTGTTTTGCGCGTGGATGGACCACGAAGTGTCGTACTCGAAGGATTACTTTTAGAAGATGGGACACGAGAAACCCTTGCTATTGCAGAGGCGATTGTTCCTAGTATTGATTTTGATCAACCTATGAACATTGAAAACTTTATTATCATGATGCAATCAAAGTTTACTAAAAAAGGGGATCGGGATGCGCTTCTTCAAGTAACAGGAAATGCAGTAGAAGAAAACGTAAAACAGGTTGGAGATGACGGAGTTAGCCAATCTATTGTCGTACGAACAGGTGTGGCAAGTAAAGCAGAAGCAGTTGTTCCGAACCCCACAAAATTGGCTCCATTTCGGACGTTTCTTGAAGTGGATCAACCCGAAAGCTTATTTGTTTTCAGAATGAATGATGGTCCACGATGTGCCCTTTACGAAGCAGATGGGGGGGCTTGGAAAAATCAAGCCATTTTAAATATTCGCACGTTTTTAGAAGAAAATTTGAAAGAACAAATTGATTCAAAACGGATTACATTGTTAGCGTAATAAGGAGATGACATGATGCAATTAAGACCGTATCAAGAACAATCGAAGCAAGCGATTTTTGATCAGTGGAGAAGTGGTATCAAAAAAACGTTACTTGTTCTTCCAACTGGCTGCGGAAAAACTATTGTATTTAGTAGTGTCATTAATGACTGTGTGAGTGAGGGCAAGCGTGTTCTTGTCCTTGCGCATCGGTCTGAACTTCTAAATCAAGCAGCCGATAAATTGCAAAAATCAACGGGATTGAAATGCGCAACGGAAAAAGCAGAACATCGCTCGATTAATAGTTGGTTTCGTGTTGTTGTCGGTTCTGTTCAGACTTTACAACGCGAATCACGTTTGCATGAGTTTCCACCTGATCATTTCGACACGATTATTATCGATGAAGCGCATCACTGCTTAAGTGAAAGTTATCAGCGTATTTTGAACTACTTTGAAGACGCGGATGTGTTAGGAGTAACGGCAACACCAGACAGGGGCGACATGAAAAACTTAGGGCAATTTTTTGAATCGCTCGCTTATGAATATACATTGCCAAAAAGCGATTAAGGAAGGGTATCTAAGCCCTATCAAAGCGCTAACGATTCCATTGAAATTGGATCTTACAGGCGTGAGTCAACAAGCTGGAGACTTTAAAACAAGCGATTTAGGCACTGCCCTTGATCCTTATTTATCTGGTATAGCAGAAGAAATGAGAAACTATTGCCATGATCGCAAAACAGTTGTTTTCTTGCCGCTTGTCAAAACCAGTCAAAAATTTTGTGAATTACTGAATCAAAATGGGTTCCGAGCAGCGGAAGTTAACGGAGAAAGTAAAGATCGCGAACAAATATTAGAAGATTTTGAAAACGATAAATTTAACGTGTTGTGTAACTCTATGTTGTTAACTGAGGGGTGGGATTGTCCATCTGTTGACACGATCGTGGTTCTTAGACCTACAAGAGTTAGAAGCTTGTACAGTCAAATGGTGGGGCGTGGTACTCGTCTGTATGAAGGCAAGACTGAATTATTGCTACTCGATTTTTTATGGCACACAGACCGCCACGAGCTATGCCATCCAGCCCATCTCATTACTGAGAGTGATGAGGTCGCTCAACAAATGACAAAAAATATTGAGGACAGCCCAGTACCTGTAGATATAGAAGAAGCAGAAGTGATGGCTACAGAAGATGTGTTGGCACAAAGAGAAGAAGCTTTAGCTAAACAACTGGCAGAAATGAAGCGTCGTAAATTGAAATTAGTTAATCCAATTCAATTCGAAATGTCAATTCAAGCAGAGGATTTATCCAATTACAAGCCTGCTTTTGGATGGGAAGTAGCGCCACCAACACAAAAACAAGTTGATGCTTTAGAAAAATATGGTCTTGTGCCAGATGAAATTGAGAATGCTGGAAAAGCTTCTAAAATGCTAGAAACGATTAGAAAAAAGAAAAGAAGAAGGATTGACTACTCCAAAACAAATAAGACAACTTGAAAATAGAGGATTCCAGCATGTAGGAACTTGGTCGTTTGAAAGTGCAAAAAAACTAATCAATCGGATTGCAGCTAACGGTTGGCGTACACCTCGTGATATTGATGTGAAAAATTATAAAGGATGAGGTCAATTCGGATAGTCAATTATACAAACAGGCGGGGAATTCGGTGACGGTGAATGTGATTGAAGCCATAGCAAAAGAAATGGAAAAAAGAGAGGGAAAAAAAACGATAAACGACGTATTGTAAAAACGAAAATCTGAAAGAGGTATATAAAAAATGGAATCAGGCAACTCAAATTTATTAGATATGCTCGAACACATTGATCCATCAATGCTTGATTATCAAGAATGGGTCAATGTGGGGATGGCATTGAAAGAAGAAGGCTATACGGCGAGTGATTGGGACGAATGGAGCGCGCGTGACCCTGGACGTTATCATGCAGGAGAAACCTTTAAAAAATGGGAAAGCTTTCACGGAAACCCTTCGCCTGTCACGGGCGGAACTATTGTGCAATTAGCGAAAGATCAAGGCTGGCAAACACAACCTTCTTTTTATGATGAAAACGCGCACGAGCTGGATTGGAACGATACTATCTTAAAAGATGATCTAGTAGTTATTGATAAAAACTGGGTAGAAGGTAAAGAAATTTACGAACCTCGAAATTTTGATCCAGCTAAACAAATGATCACGTATTTAGAAACGTTATTTGATTCAACAGATAACGTTGGTTACGTGACAAGTACTTGGAAAAACGATGAAGGAAAGTATTTACCAAATCAAGGAAATTACGATCGTACAGCAGGACAGCTCATTCAAGAGTTAACGAAATGTAATGGCGATGTAGGAAACGTTATAGGTGATTATCAAGAAGAAGCAGGGGCGTGGATCCGCTTTAATCCACTTGACGGGAAAGGCGTTAAAAATGAAAATGTGACGGAATTTCGTTATGCACTTGTTGAATCGGATAAAATGCCCATCGATAAGCAGAACGCGATCTTACGTGAATTAGAATTACCAATTGCCATTTTGGTTCATAGTGGTGGGAAGTCTTTACATGCTATTGTTCGAGTTGACGCAACAGATTACAACGAATACCGAAAACGCGTAGATTATCTTTACAATGTATGTAAAAAGAATGGATTAATGATAGACACGCAAAATCGTAATCCTTCCAGGCTCAGTCGTATGCCCGGAATTATTAGAAATGGCAAGAAACAATTTATTGTGGATACGAATATTGGGCAGAGCAATTGGGAAGAATGGCACGAATGGATTGAGAGTATCAATGATGATTTACCAGAGCCAGAGGGCCTTTTAGAATTTTGGGACGATATGCCACAACTCGCACCAGTTTTAATTGATGGCGTATTACGGCAAGGGCATAAAATGCTGATGGCTGGACCATCAAAAGCCGGAAAATCTTTTGCACTTATTGAATTGACCATAGCTATTGCTGAAGGACGAGACTGGCTAGGTTGGTTATGTACGCAAGGGAAAGTGCTATATGTCAATTTAGAACTGGATCGTGCTTCATGTTTGCATCGTTTTAAAGATGTATATAGCTCACTGGGTTGGTCACCAGATAACTTGAAAAATATTGATATTTGGAATTTGCGGGGTAAGTCAGTTCCAATGGATAAGCTCGCACCGAAGCTAATCCGAAGAGCTTCAAAAAAAGATTATATTGCAGTCATTATTGACCCTATCTATAAAGTGCTAACAGGTGATGAAAATAGTGCGGATCAAATGGCTCATTTTACCAATCAATTTGATAAGGTATGTACGGAATTAGGCTCTAGTGTCATCTATTGCCACCACCATTCAAAAGGGTCGCAAGGTGGCAAAAAATCCATGGATCGTGCAAGTGGCTCAGGCGTATTCGCGCGAGATCCAGATGCGCTTATTGATTTAGTTGAATTAGAATTAACACATGAAGCGATAAAACAACAAGAAAATTAACGTGTTGTGTGAAGTATATGAAGCAGCACTTAAACAATATAATATTGATTACTTAGATACTGAAATCTCACAAGACGATCTATGTAGTTCAGCGAAAATGAAAGAACATGTCGGACGTGCGTTGAAGCAGAAAGAAAGGCTACAAGTAGAAGAAGGCGTAAAAAATGCACTTGAGCAGTTGCGAAATAAAACAGCTTGGCGCGTTGATGGTACGCTTCGAGAATTTCCAAAATTTGAAGCAAGAGATATGTGGTTTGATTATCCACGACATGTTTTAGATACTACAGGCGTGTTAAAGGATATCAAGCTAGATGACGGAAATAAGGCGCCTTGGCAAAAGAAAAAGAAATCAACGGCTGAGCGAAAAATGGAACGCATGCAAGCACTTGAAACCGCATATAGCGCATGTGGGATTGATGGTGAAGTAACAGTAAGTGATCTTGCGGAATATCTTGGAACTTCCGAAAAAACAGTTCGAAGTCGAGTAAAAGAGCACAAAAATTTCTATATAGATGAAGGAAAAGTGGGTAAGAAATTATAAATTTATGCCACTAATTACAGAAAAACTTTAACTCGATAAAGGGAAAGGAAGGAAAGTTTTCGATATTTTCCCTTCCCTACAACTTAAAACACTTTACTGTGTTAAAGGGAAGAAAGGAAATTTCTCGATATTTTCCTTCCGTCAAGATTGAATTTACTTTATCAGAGTAAAGGGAAGAAAGGAAAATTTACGCCTTTTTCCTTCCGTCAAACGCTTTAGTTGGTTAAAGGGAAAGGAAGGAAAATATCGACTTTTTCCCTCGGAAGGAAAATGTATATATAAATATATAAGTTTCCTTCCTTCCCTCACGGTCATAGGGGTAAGTAGTTGTGCGTTAGCTATCGCACAACAACTCCTTCCCCGAAACTATGACAAAGAAAAATTTCCAAGCGTTAAAAAATAAAAATAAATTTCAGGAGAATGTAAAAGTGGGAAAAACGAAATCGAAAATAAAAAAAGAAAAAAACGTAAGATGTTAGAAAAACGAAAAGCAAATGAAAGGAAGTTTGAAAATGATCGAGTTCTTTTTGCCAATGAAAAAAAATTCCAACGGTCACGCATCAAACAGAAAAAAGTAACGGTGGTAAAAAATAAACAAGGGAAATCGGTTCCACGATTTTTCGAAACTCCAGAATTAAAATCAGCGCGGCAGTTTTTTATGGGACATCTTGGACCACATGTACCTGATGAACCATTTATGCAAGGTTTAAGGTTAACAGTAAAGTGGTGCTTTCCACGAAATGGGAAATATCACGATGGCGCATACAAAATTACAAAACCGGATTTAGATAACAGCAATAAATTATTACAAGATTGCATGACTGACTCAGGCTTTTGGAAAGATGATAATTTAATTGCGTCTCTCATTACCGAAAAATTTTGGGCGGATGTCTCTGGTATTTATATTCGGATTGAGGAGTTGTAAACGTGGATTATCAAACTTTTTTCAAAGTGGATGTGGTGAATTGGATCGAAGAGAGTAACCGACAACTCGAAAAACATACACTTTTTGCACGGGAGTACTGGAACTGGGTCATGAACTCAACAAGACAACTCTGTGACAAATACGATAACCATCCGCTTGTGATGCAGCAAGTGAAGTTATTGTATGAGTATCAAGAAGAAATGTATCGAGAATATAGGCAGAGAATGACGGTTGGAGAGGAATGATTGATTGTGGAACAATTAAAAATTAGTAAGAGATCAAGGCAACATGTACGAGAACTACTCTATAAATATCAAGACATGAAAAAAGAAATTGCGCTTTTACGTGAAGCTATTTTACACCCTCATAAAGTAGTGGATGCGAACACAGGAGGCGGGCGTAGTAGTTTGACTGTATTTGAATCAGAAAAAGCGATTCAATTAGCTTCTCACGAACAGATTGCTTTTCGGGCTAAAGCTATCCAAGTCATTGATGATGTGATGGCAAACTCGAGCGATCAAGCTCAGATGATTATTGAGCTAAAATACTTTGGGAATAAACCGATGTCATGGATTGCAATAAGTAATCACGAAGAGATTGGTTATAGTCAAGACAGTTGCAGAAAGATAGAACGAGCTATTGTTGACCGGATTGGTAGAAATTTAGGGTGGTAATTTTACCATTTTGAACGAAAATCTTTACCGTTTTGGCCAAAAAACTTTACCGTTTCGAGGGTCGAAATCGTGTTATTATGATAACATAAGGAATTTGAACAGCAGATATCACCTCACTATTAACTAATATTTATGCGGTATCACTTTGCTCGGATTCTCAGTTTCTTCACGTTGACTATAAAATATGCACGTAGAAACTACCTTTTTTCCTTCTGTTTAATCTGTTAACAATTGAACAGGAGGTTTTTGTGTTGTATACTAAAAACAAAAAAGGTAGGGAATGCAGATGGAAGAGAACAAAAAAGTAAGTGCAAAAAAAAGATTGGTTAATTTTGATTTTTTTAGAGTTTGTGTATTCGAAAATAAGGATAAGTTAAAGAGGTATGACATGCTTGGACTCTTAGATTTTATTAGTAAGACCAGTCTAGAGGATAGAACATTTACTATTCAAGGAGAGCAAGCTCGTGTTCATAAAATTACTCTTCATCAAAAATATCCTTATGAGCTGTTTCAATTAAATCTTTGTAGATTACGCGAAGAAACACCAGGAATTGCTAGCACAATTAGTAGTGAACTAAGTAATATCCCACTTGAAGCTAATGAATATATTGCAGAAGATATTAATATTCTTTATGACAACAGTATTCATGTATTAATGGTTCAGAGAAATATACACAGTCTTTCTGCTACAGGGTTAGAAGTGTATTTTCAAGAAATGATGAATAAAATGGATCCGAATAATAATTTAGACATATCATTAGAACCTGTACTTGATATTTTTTCCTTACAAAAAGCCAAGACTAAAGATATTTATAGGAAATTAACAATTAGGGTGGCGAGCAACATAGGTGGATCATTAATATCCAATCCAATTAAAAAAAAGTTTTGAACAATTACAATCACTTGAAGGGGCAACGGTTGAGATATCAATATCAACAGATGGCAAGAAAAAGTCAAAACTTAAAACTAATGAGGTCAGAAAAAATCATCGAAACAATAGAAAAAGATCATGAGTTATATACAAAGGCAGAAATTAGCGGTAAAGACAGCGAAGATATGTCAATTGAAAAATTTGATTTACTTAAAGGGAAACTAAGGATTCAGAGATTTTATAATGTTCCCGCAAAGCAATTCTTAAATCCAAATACAGTTTTAGATGATATCACAGCTAACTATACGAGAAGTTATAGAGATGAAGTAATGAAAAATATTAGATGACTTTTAGTGCTGAATATTAGGAGATGAAATAGAATGTTAAAAAATTTTCGCATTAATGTATCAATATTAGTTTCAATATTGGTTTATCTCCTAGGTGTGATTTTAATTTTTTTGACATGGTTCAAAATTATTCCATATAGTTATGAGATAAAAGGATTTGATAAAGTTTTAGAATCTATTATAAATTTTAGTGCTATTATAATAGGGTTCTATTCTGCTATGTATGGAGTACTGTTGACATTGAAAAATTCTGATATATTTAAGAAATTTAAGTTCTACGGAGCGGAAAAGATAGTCAAGTTTCAATTATATGAATCATTGATCTGTTCCTTTTTTGTTTTAGTATCTTCAATAGGGATGCAAATACTAGATAACTATATCAATAGTTTTACGAATGTGATTTGTTCAATCTGGTTAGGCGCAATTTTAGTATTAATGGTAAGTACATTTAGATCTATAAGTTTATTACTAAAAATTATGTTTAACCATGATGAGGAAGATAAGAAAAAAAATTGATAATACTATTGATGGGGAGAATAGAGAAGAGATATTAAATAATTTCAATAAAAAATAATTATTATGCTAAGTTTACTAAAGTCTCTGTTTTCAGAGACTTTTTATTATGATTTCAGGAGTGAAAAGTATGAGGAATGTGTTAAAGGTTGGTATCACTGAATCGAAGGACAAGAATAAAGAACCCGAGTTCAAGATGTCACTGAGTGGGAACATTGAAGAACAGACTGCAGCGATTGCAAACATTCATCACATGAAGATTAAACAGATTGCACAGCTTCACAATAAATTATTTGAAGAGGCATTGTCTGATTACTTCGAAGCCCTTAAAGCCATTGTGCTTGCAATGAATAAGCACGAGGAGCAACAAAGCAATGGCAAGGGAAAGGGATAAGTTAGACCAACTCTATTCGCGTAAGAGGTGGCGTGCGATCCGTCAGCTTGTATTGAACCGAGATCACTACACCTGTCAAGAATGTAAACGAAAGGGGAAGCCTGCGGTATATGGAAACATAGTCCATCACATTGTCGAGCTAAGAGAAGATGAATCACTTGCCTATGAAGTAGATAACCTTGAGACAGTCTGTGCGGCTTGTCATAATACATTGCATCCAGAACGTTCAAGCAAACGATTAAAAACACTAAAGAAACGTAAAAATTATGTCATTCATTTCAAAGCGAATCAAGAATTAGAATAAAAACACAAAATGAGGATAACCCCCTCCCTGAAAAGTTGAAAACCATTGAGGCTACTAGACGTTATCCCAGGTTCCTTCATGGAAAACCCGCTTTTCAATTTTTTTAATTGTTGAAAAAGACGGAACCTATCCATTGATTTAAAGCAATTTTTGAATATAAAAAATAGTTGGAGGTGATGAAAATGCCAAGACCTGCTAAAGCAGCTAAACTTTCATTATTGGATGGAAACAAAGGGAAGAAAAATACACAAACCCTGAAAAAAAGAGCTGAACAAGAACAAAAAATGAAATTAGAAACGGATAAGTTACTCCCGCCGTCTTGGTTAGACAAAATCGGTAAAGAAGCATTCTTATTTGTTGTGGAAGAGTTAACGAAAATTGAATTGATTGGAAATGCAGATCTGCATGCCATTGCTTTGTATTCGGATTTCTATTCACAATATCTGAAATATAAACGGCTAGTGAAAGCAAAAGGGAATTGGGTGGGGGACAAACCTAACCCGTTTATTTCAAAAATGGATAATGCAGCTAAACAAATGCGAGCTTTTGGGAGTGACATCGGCTTATCCCCTCAAGCGAGAGCAAGACTAGCCATAAAATTGGCCGAGGGAGAAGGTGAGCCAGAATGGAACTAAACAAAGAACTTCTTGAAATGAGTTATTCGGAAGTTGATCAGTGGTGGAAAAATTATAAAAAAAGAACAAGCGTCATGGGGCGGAATATTAGTACAGCCTTATCCGGAATTATTAACAACTTGGTATGCAGAGCGTTTGATTAAAGGTGACATTTTAGCTTCTAAAGAAAATAGATTAGCAGCTAAAAGACATCTTTTCGATTTAACAAGACAAGGAACGGAAAATTTCCCGTGGGTGTTTGACGAAGAACAAGGACACCGGATTATTCGTTTCATTGAGGAAAACTGTAAACCTACAGAAGGGGAGTTTGAACGGTTTGTTTTGCAGCCTTGGCAACACTTTGTGCTTGGTTCAATCTTTGGATGGATTCATAAAGACACAGGGATAAGGCGCTTTTCTGAAGCGCTTATTTTTGTGGGAAGAAAAAACGGCAAAACATCGCTTATTTCTGGTGTTTCGAATTACATGGTTGGGTTTGATGATGAACCAGGTGCGAATGTTTATGTACTTGCTAATACGAAAGAACAAGCAAGTATTCTTTTTGATAAAACGGCAGAAATGATTAAAAAGTCACCATTTTTGTGGAAGAAGTATGGAAATCCTCGAAGGAATGTCATTAGGCACGAAAAATCATTTTCAAAGATGGAACCCCGTGCATCGGATAGCCGAAAGTTAGATGGGTTAAATACACACTTCGCTATTTTTGATGAAATACATGAATTTCAAAATTATAACCTCATTAACGTTATTAAAAAGTCAAGAGCTTCACGAGAAAATCCTTTGATCATGTATATTACAACTGCGGGCTATCATTTAGAAGGTCCACTGATGGATTATTACGAGCAGGGAATTGAGAGTTTAGAACTCTATAAAGATGGAATCGATGAACGGATTTTTTATTATCTTGCCAAGCTTGATAACGAAGAAGAAGCCAATCACCCAGAAAAATGGATTAAGGCGAATCCTAATCTAGGCTTAATGTCGTTTCCTAATTTAGTTTCGGAATTTAAAACAAGTAAAAATCGTTCGGAGGAATATGCGGATTGGTTAACCAAACAATTTAATTTATTTAGTGATATAAGCGATTTAAGTTTTGTTGATATCCCCACGATTAAACACAATAACAAGGTTCTTGACTTGAAAAAATTAGAGCTTAGACGTTGTGTGGGGGGCTATGATTTATCTGAAACAGAAGACTTTACGAGTGCCGTTCTTGAATTTCCTCTTGATACAGGGGAGATTTTTATTTTACACCACAGTTGGATCCCTCGTGCAAGATATGAACGGGATAAAAATCCACAGAGACTTCGAAAATGGGAACAAGAAGGAGAATTAACCATTATTCCAGGTGACTATGTGGACTACGATTGGGTGTTGCAATGGTTTAGGGAAATGGGAGAAAAATATAACATTGAATTAATCCGTTACGATCCTGCGAAAGCCGTTCGTTTAAATAAAGAACTCGAAAATGAAGGATTTCGTACAGAAGTAGCAAGACAAGGTTTTGTTACTTTAGGTGGTCCCATGCAAAACTTCAAGGAAATGATGTTAGATGGCAAAGTGATTTTCAATAACTCCAAAATGTTTCAGTGGTATTTGAGTAATGTCAAATTGGTTGAGGATAGAAATAAAAACTGGATGCCAACCAAACAAAAGTAAAAATCGAAAAATCGATGGATTTGCAGCAGCACTGAATGCACATTGTTCGGTTGTTGATATGTTAGTAACACCGAAAAGTAATGGAAATATTGGTGTGATCACAATGAAAGATTTATTTCGATAAATAGGATCTTGTTATAGAAAGGCGGTGAATCAATGAATTTATTTCAAAAAGCCATGTATAAAGTAACACCAAAATCAGTAAAGCAACAGATTTTTAAGGATTATCGAACTAAAAGTAACTTTTCGAGCTGGTTTGGCCGCGTTTTTTTTTGGTATCGAAAACAACACATTGGAAACGAATGAAAATATTTTTTCCGTTGTCTCTCGCTTGGCTAATTCTGTTTCGAGTTTACCTTTTAAACTCTACCAAAAATATGATCCACAAACTAACCCATTCACTGAAAAACTAATGAATTTCCCTAATCCGAATTATTCACTTGATGAAATTTTTCGGATATTGGAAGTGGCTAGAAATACAAACGGAAATGGCTATGCGCTTATCATGCGCGACATTCGAATGAAATTAGAAATGTTAGTTCCAATCAATCCCAGTCATTGTGAACCAGTGATGGACATAGATAACCATGAATTGTGGTATCGAGTCACGAATCAAGGCAAAAGTTATTTTATTCATAACTCAGATATGATTCACGTCAAACACATCATGGGGAACGGAAACTATAAGGGAATAAGTCCCATTAGCGTTTTAAAAAAACTCGAATGACTTTGACAAAGCTGTCCGAGAGTTCTCACTTAAAGAAATGCAAAACGTACGCGATTCCTTTATTTTGAAATACGAACAAAATGTGGATCCCAAAAAAAGGCAAGCGATTATTGATGATTTCCGACGTTTTTACGAAGACAATGGCGGCATTCTATTTCAAGAATCCGGAACAACGATTGAATACTTAGATCGCAAATTTATTCCTTCCGATATTCAAATTACGGAAGAAATTACAAGGGATCGAATTGCGAATGTTTATAATGTACCCGCCATTTTTCTAAATGCGAGCAGTGATAGTTTTTCTTCAAACGAACAACTTATGCAACTCTTTGTTAATTTAACTCTGCTGCCCATTTTGCGGCAGTACGAAATGCAGTTTAATAAAAAAATTCTTTCTTCTGAAGAGAGAAAACAAGGGTTTTACTTTAAATTTAATGTCAATGGGTTGTTGCGCGGGGATTCAGAAGCAAGAGCTAACTTTTACAGTAAAGGTTTACGAGATGGCTGGCTAACGCGTGATGATGTGCGTGCGTGGGAAGAGCTTCCACCGAAAGGCGGAAAAGCATCTGAACTGTGGATTAGTGGTGACATGTATCCACTTGAAATGGATCCAACGCTACGAAAAACCAATACAAATAAAAATGAATCTGGCGAAAGCTAGGTTTTTAATTTGGACTTTGAAAGGGGTGAGATAATGAAAAAATTCTGGGAAATGAAGCAATCAGCAAATTCAAAGCAAGCTGAGATTTACATTTACGGAGAAATTACTTCTTACAAATGGGATGAAGAAGACACCACTGCCGCTAGTTTTCAAAAAGATCTAAAAGCACTGGGGGAAGTGGATGAAATCAGTCTGCATGTAAATAGTCCTGGTGGGAATGTATTTGAAGGGATTGCGATTAGCAATATGTTAAAGAGTCACAAAGCACATGTCACAGCTTATGTGGACGCTTTAGCAGCTTCTATTGCAAGTGTTATTGTGGCTGGGGCTGATAAAGTGGTCATGTATGAGAATTCGATGCAAATGATTCACCATCCATTTTCGCTTGTCATGGGGAACGCTAATGAGCTTCGCAAACAAGCAGATGATTTAGATGCAATTGCACAAGCTTCTATTATCACCTATCTAAACAAAGGAGGTGAAAAATTAACAGAAGAGCAAATCAAGCAAATCATGGATGATGAAACATGGTTAACTGCGCAAGAAGCTTATGGTATTGGCCTTTGTGATGAGCTGTTTGAAGCCAATCAAATGGTCGCTTGTGTGGATGGTGAAGTGTTTCATCAGTTTCAACACATACCTGAAGCATTCAAACAACAAGAAAAACAAGAATATCAAATTACAGAAGAGCGTAAGTGGATGGCTGAACAAGCTCAAGCAAACGCTTCTTTTTACGAACAAATTTTTGGAGGAATGTAAAAATGACATTATTCGAATTAAAGCAAAATATGGCAACAATCGCGGAACAACTGGCTAAAACAGAGAAATCAATGACGCAAAAAGCGATTGATCCCAAAGTATCTACTGAGGAATTAAATCAATTGCAGACTACAAAAGCTGATTTGAAACAACGTTTTGATCTACTAAAAGAGCAACATGATGCATTAGAAGCCGAACAAAAAGCCAAACTAGAAAAAGGGAAATTTAGTCATGCCGATGATCCCAAACAAAAAGTAACAGACGCAAAAGCAGCGCTTATTCGCAACACTTTAGCGAAAGAGGCTATTGGTCCAGAAATTCGTCAAGCACTAGGGGATGATGATACATCTAAAGGTGGAAAGTTCTTACCGAAAACCGTCGCAACGGATATTTTAGTTGAACCTCTTGTTAAAAATCCGTTACGTGAGAATTCCACGATCACCAATATTCCCAATCTAGAAATTCCTAAAATTTCTTTTACTTTAGATGATGATGATTTTATTGCAGATATGGAAACGGCAAAAGAACTAAAGGCAAAGGGAGATACAGTCTCCTTTAACCGTCATAAATTTAAAGTATATGCAGGTGTTTCAGAAACAGTTCTATTGGGGACAAATACTAATTTAGTTTCCACTGTTGAAAATGCGTTACAAAGCGGTGTAGCGGCAAAAGAAAGGAAAGTAGCCTTTGCTGAAACGCCGAAAAGTGGCGAAGAACATATGTCATTCTATGATCAAAAAGAAGTTAATATTAAACGGGTTACAGGTACAAATCTTTATCTAGCGATTAAAAATGCGATCGCAGATTTACACGAAGATTATCGCGAATCCGCAAAAATCTTTATGCGCTATAGTGATTATCTTTCCATCATTGAAATTTTAGCAAATGGAAATGCTACGCTCTACACAGCGCAACCTGAACAAGTTTTAGGAAAACCCGTTGTTTTCACGGATGCAGCGGTTAAACCAGTCATCGGCGCTTTCTCTTACTCTCATTTCAATTATGATATTGGCTCACAATTTGAAACCGATAAAGATGTCAAGACGGGAGTAAATCTATTTGTGGTTACTGCTTGGTTTGATCATCAAATTAAATTAGCTTCCGCATTTCGTATTGCAGAAGTAGTCAATGAAGATGGCTCAACAACCACAACAACGACTACAAAACCAACAACGACTACAACGACGACACAAAATAGCTAATTGGAGGGGTGAAAATGAAAACTATTTTTTGCCAACCAGCATCAACAAAATTTAAGTGGCAATTGCAAGTTGCCCTTCATAATCTAAAAAAGCACGGTATCAAATCAAAAGATATCGTGCTTTTATTTTTGCAAGAAAATAGCGAGGTGGTTCGCTATTTTGAACAATTAGGTTATGAAGTTCACGCTTATTCAGGTGCCAATATTTCTTATTTACCAGCAATTAAACCCTTTCTGTGGTCTGAATATCTAAAAGAAGATCCTACAAGAGAAAATGAAACGTATTTCTATCTCGATTCTGATGTGATCCTCCGAGAAAAAATTAATTTTCGAACAGCACGAGCAAAAGAAGATATGTGGATTTGTAGTGATTGTAATGGTTATTTGAATTTAGACTATATCCGTCAGTGTAAAAATGGCGAACAAATTCTAAATGATATGGCACAAATTGTTGGGGTTACGGTTGAATCGCTCGAGACTATTAATAAGAACTCAGGTGGTGCACAGTGGCTTATAAAGAATCCGAAAGCGGATTACTGGGAAAAGGTTTACGCTGATTCAATTAAGCTCTATAACTATCTTTCAAAAGCCCAATCGAATATTCAGGCATGGACAGCGGAAATGTGGGCACAACTGTGGAATATGATGTTCTTTAATATTGGTCCAAAAGTTCATAAGGAGCTTGATTTTTGTTGGGCGACGGATGATATCAAAAAATGGGATCAAGTCAAAATTTATCATGATGCAGGCGTCACAAAAGAATCGAAAGATTTGTTCTTCAAAGGAAAGTATAATCAGCGTTCTCCGTTTGGAGAAGATTTAAGCTTTGTCAATCCTAAAAAATGCAGTTATCGCTATGTTCAGGAGATTCAAGAAACAGCAGGTGAACTCTAATGTTTGATGTTGAAAGTAAAGAAGAATTGGAAGAGATAAAACTTCATTTGCGTGTTGATTTGGGCTTCTCGGATTCAGAAATAAAAAGGATGGTGAAGGCGGCTCAGTTTTTTCTTATGAGCGAAATTGGAGATGATCGAACATTTTATAAAAAAGAAAATGTGCTTGAGCTGTTTAATCTAGCCACTTTATTTTTAACCGATCATTATTATAAAACGCGTTCAGCCACAACATCGTTAAAATTTTCTGAGGTACCTTATAGTGTCCATTCTATTATTCTTTCTTTAAAAGCTGAATATCTGTTGTATAAGAAACGGGGTGGAGAAGATGGAATCGGGCCTACTTGATCAGCGTATTGATATCTATGAATACAAAGAAATAAAAAATGAAGAGACTGGGGAACTTGATGGAAAACCAGTCTTTTATTTTAGTTGTTTCGCGCATCAAGTAGAACATACCTTACGAGAAACAAAAGAAACAAGTGGACAAGGCACAGAGGAAACTACTTTAACAGCCAACGAAACATTTGAAATTAGAAGAGAATGGGATTCTAAATTAAAAATCGCTAATGCATATGAACTACATTCAAAAGGTAGTCAATACCGCATCATAAGTTACAGTTATAGCTACGATAAGATCTTATTAGAATGTAGGGTGATTTTATGACAGTAACAGGATTTGAAGAGTTTGAGGCAAATCTGAAAAAATTGAAGCTGAATAACCAAAAACAAGCAAGAAGCGCGGTGAAAAAGGCTGCTGAAAAGTACGCTGAAGTACTCGAACAAGTAACTCCAATTGGCGATGGGATACCGGCTGGTCACGAGCGAGATAAGCATGCGCCTCTTGCGAGTAGCGTAGTCAACACAGGAATAAAAAAAGATCGTGATGCCTCCTTTATGACTGACGTTGGATTTAATAAAAGCCAAGGCTGGAGAGCACACTTTCCAGACACTGGAACAGTGGATCAACGTGCGCAGAAATTTGTTGACCGAAGCCGAGAACAAAGTAAAGAAGCCATTTTGTCTGTTTACAAGAAACACATGAGGGAGGCTATGATGTTATGACACTTCCAATAATTAAAGCATACAAGGTCTTAAATCAGTCCCTGAATTTAAAAACCATTATGGATGATATTCATGGATCCGAAAGAGAGATGAGCATGATTTTTACAGGGCGTATTCCGAAAAAGTATCAACTTGAAACGGAAGCGCCTTTCATTTGTCTATCTAATTGCGTGATTACTCCAGATTTTCGTTCGGATAACCAAACGGAAATTGAAAAGTTGGAATTTGTGTTAGAGCTATGGACACAAAAAATAGAAGACTTGGAACCCATTCTAGAAGAAGTAGATCGATTGCTTAAAACGATCGGTATAGAACCTATTCAATACGGGATGGATGGTGAAAACGAACTTGATTTACGGATTGGTTGGAAAAAATATGTAGGAATATTTCCTAAAAATGGAGAGGAGAAATAAAAATGACTGAACAAAAAATTAAAAGAAAAAGACGTGTAAAGGTAGGGATTGACCGTTTTTATTATGGAAAACTTGGTGATGATGATAATGCGACGTCAGTCAATTGGCTACCAGGAGCCACAGAAGCAAAAATTGAAATGAAAAAAGAATCGGAAGGATTTGCGGCAGATAATGATCCGAATTATGTCCTTTTACAAGGTGGGACGGAAACAACAGCAGATTTTACAGTGGCAGTTTTTGCACCTGAGGATAAGGTGAACTTGTTCGGATACACCTATGAAAGAGGAATGGAAATTGTGAAAGAAACATCCACTCCTAATAACGTAGCTATGCTGTTCCGTGTTCTTTACAGTGATGGTAGCTATGGATGGATTGGTCTTTATAAAGGTCAAATGACGTATAACGGTGTTGAATTGAAAACCAAAGAGTCAAAAGCAGAAGCACAAACAGATTCCATGACAGGAAACTTTTCGGCTCGTGGGGACGATCAGAAAATTATGGTTGCGATCACAGAAGATCATGAAGAATTTAATATTGAAAACTTGTTTAAAGAACTTTTCGGAATGGTACCAACAGATGACTTGCCTACTACAACGACCACAACCTCAACGACTACAAAACCAACAACGACTACAACGACAACTACTACAGCCTGATTCATTCTAAATATCTGTCGTAGAGATTTTAATGGATACAGTATTCTCTTAATTTCAGGGATACTGTATCTCATACTGATAAGAAGAGGTGAAAAATGTGATTCAGATAGAATTTACAAATGAAGATAATGAACATAAAGTTTTTAAGCGTAAAAAGATTTTTTTGCAGGATCAAGTTAATGTCTTAGAGAATCTCGCAAAACTTGAAGAAACAAATAAGGTGAATAATAAGTTTCAGAAAGAATTAGCAGAATATGCGCAACGTATGGAAGCGGTGGATCTTGAAAATGGTGATGGAACTGAGCTCATCGAACAATACACCGCAAAACTTCATGAGATAGATATCGCGATCCAAAAATCTCAATCTCGAACTTATTGATGTCTACGCAGAGATGATGATTAAAATCTTTAATGAGGAATTTACAAAAGATGAATTTTTGCAGGGCATGGAAGCGAACTTTCAAGCGGTTTGTGATGACATTATTGCTCAAGTGTTAGGCGGTTCATCAGACGATGAAAAAAAGTAGAGTTGACATATTCTGAAGTGCTAGATAGCATTCGGAATCTGTACAAACACTTTATGAAATTAGGTTATACGATTCACGAGATTAATCAATTAAGTTTAGATGATTTACGAATGCTGAACAGTATTGATTTTGATGATGCAGAATCTGATGAGGAAGAAGTAGAAGAAATAACCGCAGAAGATTTCTTCAAACATGGTGGGTTTGGATTTTAACACACTCATTTTTTTGAGCGTGTTTATGATTGGAGGTGAAAGGTTTGGCAAATGAACTAGGACACTTAGGTGCATCTGTATCTCTAAACATTGACCCTTTTCAAAGGTCGATAAAAACGCTCGAAGCTCAACAACGAGCTTTGAAGGCTTCGATGAAAGGGATTGATTCCTCTTACAAAGGAACTGGGTCTAGTGTCCAAAGCTTGAGTTTAAAACAAAAACTGTTAACAGCTCAAACGAGAAGCCAAGCGGAAATTGTTCGTCGATTAAAACAAGACTATGACCAAAAAGCCGCCGCATTAAAAGCGAATGGAAGTGCAACAGAAAAAGAAATTCAAGAAGTCGCACGAGCAGAACAAAAATATAGTACGGCATCTGCAAAACTGAACAGCATGAATCAAGCTCTTTCAGCGAATGAAAAAGCGTTGAGGTTGCAAAGTAGCTCGTTTTATCAAAATGGGGCGAAATGGGATGCGTTTGGTCAAAAAGTAAAAGCCACAGGTGATAAAATCACAAGCGTTGGTAAAGGAATGAGTATGAAATTTTCTTTGCCGGTTGCCGCGGGATTTACTTTAGCTGCTAAAAATGCCATTTCTTTTTCATCTGAAATCCAAAAAATGTCTGCGTTGCTTGACGATGGAAATGTTTCATCTGGAGAATTAAAAAAACAATTGGATAGTCTCGGAGAAGCTTCGAAAAAATGGTCAATGAAGTATGGGATTTCAACAAGTGCGATTAACGAGGGCATGGAAGAAATCATCAAAAAAGGCTACACTTATGAACAAACCCTTGGTGCGATGCCTTCTATTATGGATGCATCTGTAGCATCTGGTGAAGATTTTAACACAGTTATGAACGCTTCGACTTCTATTTTAGAACAATTCGGATTAAAAGTAGATGACACAGAAGGGACTCTAAAAAATACGCAACGCGTAACCGATAGTTTAACTTTCGTAGCTAATAAAACGGCTGCTGGCTTTTCTGATATGGGGTTGGCTATGGAATATGTCGGACCTGTTGCACACGGACTGGGAATGTCGTTAGAGGAAACCTCGGCTGCCATTGGCTTAATGTCGAATAACGGGATTGAAGGCGAGAAAGCAGGAACTGCACTACGTGGTGCTTTATCAAAATTGATGAAGCCATCGGACGCAAATGCAGCTGGATTTAAAAAAATGGGTATTAATGTGGAAGATTTTAAAAAGGGAACGCTTGGCTTACCAACCATATTAGACAAAATCAAAAATAATACAAAAGGTTGGACGAAAGAATCAAAAGCATCTGCAATTGCGCTTGCGTTTGGTGTAGAAGCACAAAGCGGAATGAACGTACTCGTTAATCAGGGCGGCGACGCACTACGCAACTTGACGAAAGATACAAAAAATGCGACGGGTTATACGAAAGGTCTAGCTGACACGATGAATAATACTTCCCAAAATAAAGTAAAACGCTTTAAAGAATCTTTACACGTTCTAAGTATAACAGTTGGAGAGAAGCTGTTACCCACACTAACCCCATTGATTGAAAAAGGAACGGAAATTGTTAAAAGCTTTTCTGAAATGGATGAATCTACGCAGAAGACAATTATTAAATGGATTGCATTGGGAGCTGCTGCTGGACCAGCTTTAACAATTTTAGGAAGTTTCACAAGAAACGCCGGAACATTAATTTCTGTTGTCGGAAAGACAGGTAAAGGAATTGGATTGTTGGGTGCTACGCTAAGTAGGACTACACCTGCCGCAAAGCTTGCAGAAAACGGGTTAAAAGGAATTGGTACGGCTGCGCTTGGAGCAGGTGAAGGTGCTGGAACATTTGGTGCTCTTTTGAATCCTGTTACACTTGGAGTAGTTGGTGTAGGAGCTGCTTTAGTAGGTGGCTATGCCGCATGGAAGATTTGGGGAGAAAAAGCGGTAGCTTCAGCGGAAAGAACGAAGAAATGGGGAACGGATGTTTCAACTGAGGCAGATGGAGCCCTTTCTAAATTCAAAAACTTCTCGGATAATGCTGGCAATGCTTTGAATGATTTTACCACTAACACAAAAACAAATACAAAACAAGTGACTGATGCCGTAAAAGGTATGGTGAAAGAGATTGACAAGGCAGGCGATGAGACCCTTGAAAAGCAAAAAGAAGCATTAAAGGGATTACCTGCAGAAGTGGTCAAAGCAGGAGAAACTGAACAGAAGAAAACGAAAGAACAAAATGATCGTCGCGTGAAACTTGCTGAAAATGCACAAAATACGATCACGAATATCCTGAAAAAGCACAATGGAGATCGTTCGAAGTTAACAGATGAAGAATATGAGATGGTCTATAATTCTGAGTTAGATCTGAGAAATATGCAATTGAATGCCATGGATCTAACAGGTAAAAAGAAAAAAAGCCATCATGAAAACCATGAATAATGACTACGCAAGCATGACACAAGAACAACGAGCTTCGGCATTAGATACTTTAGAAAAATCCTTTAGTGATGAATATACGAAGTATAATCAAACAGCAAGAAAAAAAATAAAAAAAAAGCCGATAACTATTCGAAAAACAAGCTAAAAAAGCAATGTTGAAGGAATTGGAAAGTGAGTTTCAACAATCCCAGCGTTCGATTTTAGAATCTCAAATTAAAATCACCAACACAAGTACGAAAACATATGGACAAGATATTGAACGAATTAAGAAGTCTTGTAAAGAAGCTGGCCTTTCTTATCGTGATCTTGTTGAAGATGTAGATAAACAGGCGCAGATAGCTGCGAAATCGAATACGATGCTAGCAAAATCTAGTTCTGATATGTCTGACGATGTAGTGGATGCGAATCAACGTTGGAATTCTCTAGTCTTTGATCCTAAAACCGGAAAACTCAAGACAAATGCTAAAGAAGAGATACAAAAAGCCAGTCAATCGAAAGATGGCTGGAACAATCTCAAGTTTATTATGCAAAATGCTAATCTTTCCACAAACGCAAAAGCGACGATGGCCTATGCGCTCATGGAGAACGAAAAATGGAATAGTCTTAGCTTCAAAGAACAGGAGATGTTAACTGTCTATGACCCGAGCGTTGTGAAGAATGCGTTAGTGAGTATAGGGCAGTGGGATAAGTTAACTCCGAAACAACAAAAGTTACTGATGGATTCTAACACGCCAGCGCAAGTGGAAAATGCTTTGAAGGAAATCGGATTATGGAATAAAATCCCTAATCCGCTAAAAAAATATCTTCGTGCTGATAATCATGACTTAGTTCAAGCGGTTAATACAAGTGGAGATGCGATTGTTAAATACAATAACAAGAAAGTTTCACTTAAAAAATTGCTTGGAGATAATAAAAATGTAATTTCAAAACTCAACCAAGGCAAAAATGTCATCGTTGAATATAATGGGAGAAAAGTTAGTTTAAAGAAACTACTTGGAGATAATCAAAATCTGCTCTCTAAACTATCAAACGGTAAAATTACAATCTCTGATTACAATAAAAACTTCAATCCATTAACCAAGACATTAAGCCTCATTACAGATTCTTTGAATGGTGTTACTGGCAGAATTAGCGAGATTGATAGAACTTGGTCGAATTTTAGACCACGGGGCAAAGATTTAACGATTAGTGCGGTTATGAATACGCCCGGCATTGCGAAAAAATTAGGGACTAATTATCATAAAGGCGGACCAGCATTAGTCAATGATGCAATGGGTAGCAACTACCGAGAACTCATTACAACCCCATCCGGATTCTCCTTCATTCCCGAAGGTCGAAATGTAACTTTAGATCTTCCAAAAGGTTCTTCTGTTTTAAGAGGAGATAAAACCGCTTCATTATTAAAAAATATGCCTAAATATGCAAAAGGTGTGGGTGACTTTAAAGATACGAATTTTATGCGAGTTTTTGAAAGTTTGATTGGTTCTTTCAGTAGCGAAAAAGGAAACAATGTCTTTCAAGCTGAACTAACCATCCCGTTTGATTCTAATGAATTAAAAAAACAAACAGAAATCATCGAAAAAAATAATAAAAAACAAGATTTGATTATTAACTTGTTGAATCAGTTAGTCTTAAAAGATCCGACGGTTACCGCCAAGGCCATCATATCTGAAAGAGAAATTGGTGAAGCAGCCAATCGGCACTTAGGAAAGCAATATCGTACAATTCCAGGCATGAATAATTTTTAATGAGAGAGGAGGGAGCGTATGCCGACAAAAAAAATATTGGGTCAGTGTGATACAGGAAGATATAGAAACATTTTTAACCGACCGTTTTCCCATCGATTTAATAGAAATAAGAACGCCTGTTGGAAATACAAAGGACAATAGTACTTCATTTGTTGGTCAGGATGGTGAGATTGTTTATCCACCAACGTATGAAGCTTTTTTGCTGGAAATTGATTTCAAATTACTCGCTAGAGATAATTATGATTATCATCTGCTTGTAGGTGAATTAAAAAGCCTACTTTGTCAAGAAGTCACTTACTTTGTCCGACATGAAAAATTACCAGCGAGGAAATATGCGGTGGATCGATGCGAAATAAGCCCGACAAGAAAATCAGCTAACAGAGCCGATTTGACGTTAAAGTTCAATTGTTTTAAAGGAGTTTCAGAATCTCTCTATACCTCAACAACTGCATTCACATACGACGAATCAGCATGGGGCGTAGGTTTGAATATCCCTGAAGGCGAAGATCTCCAATATGTCTTCGAAGGGGAAGCGATCTTCAATGTATATAACCCGTCTGACATGCGAATCAATCCACGTTTTCACCCTCTATCTATCGCACTCACTTGTGATAGTGTCACTGGTCAAAATGTGCGCATATACAATCGAACAAACGGGACTCTGTTTGAGTTGAAAAAACCCATTAAGAAAGCGGATGTTCTTCTCTTAGATGGTGTTTACCCTTATCTCAATGACACAAGATGTGGGATTGATACAAACCATGGTCTGATTACGTTAGAAAGAGGCTGGAATCGTGTACAGATTATTAATGCAACGAATACAACGATCGCATTTGATTTCCCATTTTATTATCGATAGGAGGCGTTATGATTGCTAGATGAAGATATTCTGTATCGTAATTATTCCGGAACGATGGAAGAGCTGCTTGTCGACTTTGATCCTAGCAGTTTTCAGTACGATTATGAAGAAAATGAAAAAAGAAACATTCAACTAACTGTCTACCTCACAAATCGGAATATGGGAATTTACAAAGGGCTTTCAGAGGAAGCCTTTTTTAATTTGGCGCGATCAGATATATACGATCAAAGAATGTAATCCCAACCAAGAAGGGGCTGTGCAATATAAAGAAATCATTGCCCAACACATTTCGTTTAGTTGCGCGGACCACGTTCAATATGATGTGGTAGAGCCAGAGCGCGTATACGACATCTGGCAATATTTAAATCACGGGATAGAAGGAGATGAACTGGGATTCACGATTGAAGCTCGAGGGGATTTTCCTAAAGTATCCATGTCGAGTGTAGGTAGACAATCTTTACTTGAATATGTACAAAATGCCGCTGAAAAATTTGGGGGCATTTTTTATGCGAACAATAAGCATCTAGTCATTTATAGTCCGGCTGAATGGTATCAATACAACGGAATTGACTTACGCTATCAGTTCAATACAGCCACCGTGAAACTTTCTTCGAATACGTATAATCTCAAAACCTACATCAAAGGCTTCGGAGCTACCAAAGAAAACGGAACAGTAGTGGAAGCCATTTATGTATCGCCTAATGTGAGCAAGTATGGACGTAGAAAAGCTGAACCTGTTTCAGATGGACGGTTTTATTATAGCGTCAATCTTCAAGAATACTTGAAGACGCAGATACTCGATGTCCCTGAAACCTCGATTGACATTCAATATACAGGAAGCGAACCGATTTCAGAAAATGAACAACTCTACCTCATTCATGAGGGATTGGGCTATGAAAGTATGTTGAGCTTGAAACGTATGACGTTTTATCATCCTTATACGAATCAGCCACCAGAATTGGGATTCTCTAACAAACTACTAGATATGGTCACCATTCAACGGCAAGCGCATAGACGTTATAACAATATGAATAAACGTTTAGAAAGCACGCGCTTTGAAGTTCAGCAAGTTACGGGAATAGCGAATACTGCGCTTAGCGGCGATGTGGTAGGTGAAGTGACGTGACAAAAATTATTTTTTTTAAAAATAAAGAGGGTGAACAATATTTTGCAAAAACCCATAAACAAGCAATTGACGGGTTGAATGAAGCGACTAGCACTGCAAATGGCTTAATGAGTGCTCTGGATAAAAAGAAATTGGATCAAGTTCCTAGTCGAACGTCTGAGGAGTGGGGAGAAGTATTGATTGAATCGCCTTCTGGTCAAGTATTCAGATTAGTAGTGGACGATAATGGCATTTTAAGCACGGAAGAAGTGCAGAAAGGAAGGTGAAAAAATGGCTGACAAATTAAATAGACAAGATAATGCGATACAAGGATCAGAATTCAGAAATAAGTTGAATGAAAACTGGGCGACCATCGAATCTTATTTGGGAATCGGGATGCCTTCGCCTGCAGAAGTTGTTTCAACATTGTTCCCCTTGTCTCCTGAAACGCTCGAAGGGGCACAGTTAGAAAATTATTTCAATAAAGAACGAATTGAAAAAGATAAATCCATTGCCAACTTAACAGGAGAGCTTGTGACAGCGGTTGGTGCCAATGTGAGTGCTTTTATACGGATTAAAGATCTAGATGTTCTGGGCTGTAACTACAATTACAATACGGCAGGCTGTTTTTATGATGCGAATTTTCGTTATGTGACTTTTGTCCGTTTTGCAGCCTCTGGAACGAGTGGATGGTACACACTTACGCCACCAGAAAATGCCGTGTACATTCGGGTTGTGGTAAATAGTGCTCATTTGGATCAGTATATGTTGCGAGCAAGCGCTGAAAAGCCTGCGCAGTACTATCCTTATCAAGTGTCGATTCCGTGGCTACAAGGGGATAAAGCTTTGGCTGGGAAGAAAATTATCACTTTCGGGGATAGTATCACGTGGCAAGATGGACAAACGATTGACAATGTGACCCTACAAGGCTATCAGAGTTATATGCGACAAGCTGGAGCGATTGTGACGAATGAAGGTGTAGGTAACATGTCGTTTGCGCAAAGTTTAAAAGCTGGTGCCGAAGAACTTTATCTCTATAAAAAAGTGGTACTCGATCAATACGATCTGACTGGAACTGATATTGTAACCATTGCGTGTGGGACCAATGATGTAGCCTTTGATGTAGTTGCTGGAGAGATTGGAACTATCACGAGTACAGAGTTCGATACAACAACCAGTTTTGGTGCTCTACGAGCTATCTTAGAATATATTCGCTTGAATTTCCCAACTGTCGATATTTATTTAATGACACCTTTGCAGAATAAAACTCGAGATATGATCAAGCATCAAGAAATGGCAGATGGCATTATGACGATTGGCGGCTTTTATGGAGCGCCTGTTTTTGACTTATTTAGACGTTCAGGAATTGGAAAATATACATTCGATACCTATACACGTGATGGCTTGCATCCGAACAATGCCGGTTATGCTTTATATGGTCCAAGAATCGTGAGAATGTTAGAAGCCGAGTAAGGCTTTTTTATTTGGGGGTGAAATATTGTGGATCAAGAAATAAAAATCACGAATCGCGAATGGACAGATGTCAAGTCGAATGTCGATAAGAACAGCAAGCAAACAGAAATCAATCGTGAGCGTTTAGACAGGCATAGCAAGCGCTTAGACCAGCTAGAAGATGCGAACATTGCTTTCCCACTTGCGATTCAAGAAGCGGTAAAAAATGGCATGGCGCCAGTAATGGGAAAACTCATCAAACACGATGAGAAATTCGTGAATATCGAAATCATGAAAGAGCGCGAACGAGCTGAAAAAGCAGAGCACATTATCCAAGAAGAGAAAGATCGCAAAAAGTTCTTTGTACGAACGATTATTACCGTAGTGATCACCTCCGTTCTTGGTGGAGGTCTTGGAATACTGGTGACTTCGTTTTTAACAAAATAAAAAGGAGTAGATCAAAATGAAAATCAATTGGAAAATCAGACTCAAAAGTTGGCGGACATGGCTGTTAGCCATTATTCCCGTGGTTACGATTGTGTGGAGTGCAGGAGGTTTTCAAGTATCCGATTTAGATAGCTGGACACAGTTGGGGTTGTCATTCATGACCTTTCTAAAAAGCCCTGCGGCAATCATTGCGGTACTTTCTGCACTGGTTGCCACTTATGTCGATCCTACAACAAAAGGATTAGAAGACAGCGATTTAGTCATGAAAAAGAAAAATTTAAAAGGGGATAAATAAAATGGGGAAATTAGTAGACATTAGTAAATATCAGGCGAATGTAAATTATCAGAAGCTAAAAAGTGAAGTGGACTATGTTATTTTACGTTCCAGCTATGGCACACAGAAATTTGATGAATTGCTCGATACTCATTTGAAGGGTGTTATTGGCGCGGGTATTCCATTCGGTTTGTATCATTACGCTTTGATGGAAGGCGGACAAGACACAATCAATGAAGCGGATATGCTAATTAAAGCTGTCAAGAAAGCGAAGAAATTAGGCAAGGTGCCTTCTTATTTATTTGTCGATGTGGAAGAAAAGCATTGTGTAGACATTATCAGTGAAACAAACCGCTTTATCATTGAGGTTCAAAATAAAACGGGTATTAAGTGCGGACTTTATAGCGGTGATGCTTTTGTTAAGCAACACAACTTATTAAAAGTAAATACGCCAATTCGTTGGACAGCACGCTATGGGCAAAATGACGGCAAGGTGAACATGAAATATCAGCCAACAACGCCATTCCACATTTGGCAATATACGAGTGCAGGAAAGCTTTCCAGTATTTCTGGTAATCTCGATTTAAATACGTGTAGTACCGCTGTTCTTAATCAATTGCGGGGTTCTAGTGCACCAACTCCAACGCCTAAACCAAAACCAGCAACGACGAAAAAACCAGACCGTCAATACGCTGAAAAAGGCGTGTTCACCGCTACAACGACTGTAGCTATTAAATACACACCAAAGGTTAGCACCGCTCAAGTTGCTAAGCTTACTCCGAACGAATCTGTACATTACCGTCGTGTAGCCTTTTCAGATGGGTATGTGTGGGTTCAATACATGCGTTCTATTGGAAAATTAGCTTGGGCTTGTGCTGGAAAAGCAAGCGCAGACAATAGCAAGAATGCTGAGAAATACGGAACATTTAAATAAAAGGAGAGAACAACATGAAAAAGATTATTACTATTATTCTGGCGGGAGTGCTGATGTTCAGCGTTCCCATTTTTGCGTCTGCCCAAAAGGACATCACTGTATCTAGTCATATTCCTCTTTACAAGTACAAATATGGGCGAGGTGGCGTCGTAACCTATCTTCCAAAAAACGCAATTGTTAACTACCAATCTGGCGGAAAAGTGACCTTTCGCGGGAAAACGGGTTATACGTCCCTTTATTACTACTTCGCTCCTGTGAAGTCCAACGGCTGGGTTACAGCAGTTACGAAACGGCAATCCGTCGCTCTAGTATCTCCGGGGAAAGGCGGCGGAAACTATTTAAATATGAATACAGTTGTACGGATCAAACCGAGCGTAAAGCGAAAAGGCTATGTTCAAACAGCCGTATTCATCAATAAAAACTGGGTATGGGGAAGATGGATAAAACCGTCGAACGTGATTCGGGTGGATGGATACGGGTATGGCTCAATTGCTGTTTTTCATTATTTATAAGATAAAATGCTGTTAGTTGTCTTTCGCTCTGTTTGATAGCGAAGCACGTAAGCGACCGATTGAGAAACGGTCGTAAACGCATCTTAGCCTCGCCTTTTGGGCGGGGTTCTTTTTTTGTTCACAAAAGTTTCACAAAATCGTAAAAAGGGAATTAAACGAAGATAGAAAGAACCTTTAAGCCCATACAAATTGTATCACTATTTATGCTGGTAGCATGCTTTTACGGCAATTAAAAAGTAATGGCTCCTTTCTTGTTTAGGAGTATGAAAAATTAAATATAGGGCATTCTGATAGCGTATAGAGTAGTATTGCATTATTTGAAAATGTGACTTATAGTAACTAGAGATAAATAAAAGGAGGGGGAAGCTATGTTTGATGTGTCGGATATAGTGGCATGGTTTTTAATCGACAATAAAGCGCACAGGCGCACGGATAATTTTGTAGAACCATTAACTCAAATGAAACTTCATAAGCTACTGTATTATGCTCAAGGAGTGAGTTTGGCTGCTTTTGACGAGCCTTTGTTCAATAATGAAATTTTAGCGTGGAAACATGGTCCAGTTGTAAGAGAGATTTATGACAAATATAGAGGGCAAACCGAATTGAATGAAGAAATTAGCGAACAAACTAAAGAGAAGTGTGAATTGGTTTGTCAGAATGAACAAGCTTGTGCGGTTTTAGAAGCAGTCACACAAGTATATGGAAATATGTCGGCTTGGGATTTGCGAGAACAAACTCACCAAGAAGATCCTTGGAAAGAAAGTTATGTTGTAAATGGTAGTGAAGTAATCCCGCAAGATTTAATAGCTGATTATTTTAAGAGAGAGATCTTGGTTGGCTAAAACTAAACCTAGAATTAAAACTAAAAATCCTGATAGAAAAACAGTTCCAAAGGAATTACTTAACTCTTATTCTTCAACCCATATTTTATTTAATTTATCATTCATGACGGATCACAAGGATTTCAAATTAATTGAAGACATTGAACAAAAGCATTTAGTACAACTTATAAAAAGAATGTATAATTTATCAAGAGAACATTACAAGGATGTAATGTTATATGAGAAAAAGCAAGGATTTGAAGATATAAAAGAAACTGGATTGAAAAATCCTCAGAGTCTATTGAAGAACTTTAATTCGACTAAAATGATAGAACAAAGCAAGGATAAATTTTTTTATTTTTTCGTTTTGTATCCTAATGATAATCCAGTTTGCGCTAGAGTCATAGGTAAATTTATAGACAAATCGTTTTACATACTTGGAATTTGTTTTAACCATGATAAATTATATTCGTCTAAGAGATAACTCTAAGCTGAGTGCTTGGGGTTCTTTTTTTGTTTTTTAACAAGAGTTCACAAAATTGTCACACAATAAAACAAGGAAATATGATATAGTAAGTTTGGGTAAAGTAACGGGTTCCCTTATCTCATTAGGTAGGGGAATCCTTTAAGATTACTTTTATCCATTCATCAATTACTTAACCCTTTTTTTGGCCATCAACTCCCGCAAGTTGGTGGTCTTTTTTGTATATTTTTCGGTAAAAAGTTCATAAATTCGACACAATTTCATGTCTAAAATATGCTATATTATAATTGAAAAGAAAAATACATAATTAGGAGATGGATTAGATGTCAGGACAAATCAGAATGACCCCAGCAGAATTGCGGATCGTGCAAAAACTTATGGAACCAGTGCACGAGATATTGAACAAATGCTACAACGCTTATCGCAAACACAAGAACAACTTCGGAGTGAATGGGAAGGGCAAGCCTTCGCACGCTTTGACGACCAGTTCAATCAGTTAAAACCAAAAGTAACCGAATTTGCGAACTTGATGGATCAAATTGAACAACAACTTCAAAAAACAGCCAGTGCTGTGGAAGAACAAGATCAACAACTTTCTCAAAACTTTGGATTTTAATTTTAAAAGGGTGCCTCTTATTGTATACTATAAGAGGTATTTCTTATATAAACAGAGAAAAGGGGAGTGAAGATGGGCTTAAAAAAACTAGCAATTTCGATCATGGGTGTATCTATTTTACTAGGAGGGTGTTCATTTATGGGAAATTCAAATGAAAAAGAAAAGAAAGCAAACGACGGGACAACACCTGTAGCCGAATATAAGGGGCAGGGTTTTATTTTTGTTGATGGTGATAAGTCTAAGCCGATTGTTGAAAAGAATAAAGCTGAAATTAAAAAGCGGGCAATCGCTTATATGAAAGATAAGTATAAAACTGATGTAAAAGTGAATAACGTGGTACCTGCAAGAAGTGCCGCTGTTGTGATGGTAGAAGCAGAAGAGCCGATTCAGTTTCATACGTCTGTTATTGTGGGATTTGATATGCGCAAAAAAGAATTAGACCCGTCGCCCAATGTGCGTTCAGAAGAAGGAAAGGTAGAAGGGGCAATCGTTAGCGGGCTATATGTAAAGGCATACGAAGAAGAATTCAAGCAATTGGATATTTTTACACAAAAGGAAGCCGAAAAATATAACTTGCAAGGATTAAATCAAGCGACGATTGATAAAACACAATCCGTGGGGTATCAAACTTCTTTTTATTTTATTCCAACTAGTATCGCTTTTAAGGGTGTCTACAATGCTTATATAGATAATCCTAAAATTGACCCGATCAAGATACGCGAATTATTCCTCAAAGAAGATAAAAATTTTACAAATGTAAATGTGGCACTTCAATTTTATAACATAGATAATGGGTTACCCAAGCAAGAAAAAGCGGATGCTATTGCTGGAGACTTAAAAAAAGAGACTGGGTTACCAAGAGCCCTATATTCAATAGATATCTATAAAAATTTCATTGTTAACCGAGTGGGGCTTCCTGATGGCGATAATATCAGTGTTGAAGATATCCAAAAATAG